TAACACCACCAAGCACAGAGCTTGTCGCGCTTAATAATCCACCAATAGCGTCACTGCGACCTTTTCGCGCTGCGTTCTTACCAGCCGTCTGTGCGTTACTCTGCGTTTGCGCCACGTCCTCAAGCCCTGTTGTGAAAATACTGTCAATCGATGCCATTGGAGAGCCTTCAAGTAGCAAACCTGAATTAAGGAACGATGTTTGCGCTCGTGCAGCTTTAAGGCGAGCGTCCTTAGCAAGCTCCGATGCTTTTAAATCACCTTCAGCTACAGTCGCTTTTGCTGTAGCTTCAGCTTGGTTTCCAGCAGATACTGCCCCAAACAATGCAGAGCCTACGCCAAGAGCTATAATTGCAGTTTCTATTCCCATGTTCTCACCCACCTTGTGTAAGTTTTATTTTTTTCGCTGCATGTGCCATCATCTTTGAACCCTAAAAATTTATGCCACCTGTCCAAAACCACGTGACCGACAGGGGAATGTGTAACAACTAATCGCGGTTTATACGAGTCAATCATAATTCGGCATACCCTGTTTAATGTTTTCATTAAACTGAGCGTAACTTTTTTTGGCATAACTGTAAATATCTGATATGCATCAGAACCCTCATCCGCAGCCTTTATAAAAGAGAAGACTGCAACTGGAGTGCTTTTATCAAAGAATGTGTACATAATCCAATTATTAGCAATAAGCACACCTTCTGAAAAATTATCGCCCATTAATTCATTTACATCCATTCGCGCTATGTCACCATATTCATATGGTTTTATTTTTATCATCTCGTCACCGCATGGCTAACGTCAACCAAAGCGGTGGTAATAACCATTGGAAGCGGCGCATACTGCGCGATGAAAAACGTCTTATCAAATTCATGGTCATCAGAGAAATTCACATAACTTGTCTTATTCATTGGGAGTGGCGGTAAGTAGTTTTGCGCCCCTTGGTGTATTATTTGCACATCTTCCATGCGATATAATGTTGTTCCGATTGCACCACCAGCAGAGTTAAGTGTTCTTATTCCAACACGTATAACAGACTTTTTGGTGGCCTGTGTGTTCTCGCCTTGTATTTGAAAGCCTAATGGGAAAGATTGAGTAATTCCATTATATTTATAACCTACGACTATTGATGTAATTTCTTCCTTTAAATCTAATTCGCCACCGCTGACGATAAAATCCCCAAGATATTTGCCATCACCAACTACAGATACTTCATTCCCATTATATTGCGATAAACCACCAAGACTGGAGAATGATAAATACCAATCATCATAAGTATTAGAAGTCGGCTCTTGAAGCACAACCACACTAACAACTGTATCGCTAATAAAAGCTGTAATCTCGAACCTTCCTAACTCATACCCTGTGCTTGTCTTGTAAACTATATGACTACCAACATTGTCACTGGAGAACACACTTGATGTCGCGGTTACTGTTCCAGCACCGCCATCGTATGTGATTTGATTTCCAGATTGATAATCATCAAATAACAAAGAGTTATCAAGATAATTACAATCACGCATTTCGTCTGCCAGTTTTCTGTAATAGGCGGCCTCATCAGCATCTTTGTCGCCTGTCATAAATTTACCACGAGTGCAGAACTCCACATGCTGTGCTATGCGTTCAATAAAGAACGCACCATTGCGCTCAACAAGTAGGAAAATCTGCGGTTGCCCATCGTTGTTTGTAATATGAACTATGTCTTTAACGTTGCCGTTTGTGCTATGAAGATGCCAGCCGTTTATATTTTCAGGCTCTGCCATAAAGTTATTTGTGAGAAGTTGTCCATCACCAAGTACGGCGTAAATTAAATCGTTCTTATCTTTTTTGTGCCTAATTTTAGTAATGCCGCTTTTAGTTACATCGTAGGCCACTAAGTTGGAATCATTAGCCACAAAAGTCTCCGTTAATAAATCATACGAAAAACTATAAGTGTTGCGCCCGTTCTTGCCAATATAAAAAATCAATGAGTCTTTTTTTAACGGTGTGGCAGAAGAAGCACCATCGACTGTCGTTAAATCGGCCTCAATCGTATCAGCTTTAATAGGGACACTCACACCTCCGCCATTTACTGTTGTGATGCCTTCGTTCGAGCCTAATAAGAGTGAATTCTCACCACCAAACATCCAATCGATAGGGTCGCTAATTTCAGATGGAGTGAACTGTAGCGCGGACGTGTCGGTTACCGTTGCTGGGATTGTGAATTCTGTGAAGTTGCCAGCCTCACTTGCCCATACAGTTGTTGGTTTCGAAAGCGTGTTGCTGAAGTATAACCTTCCTTTATAAAACAAACACTTAGAAGGGTTCTCCCCGCCGAAATTAGCACCAGTAAGTGTGTAATCGCTAATAGTAAAATTATCAGCAGCAACGCGAGTTAAAGCTTGTTGCGTGTGGGCATGATGAGTAATAATCATAACATCAGCGTTCTGCGCAAAACTTAATTCACGCGCCTCATTGAGGGTAAAAGGCGTTGTGACCTCTAATGGACTTCCACCATTTTCTACCCAACCAAAATTCCCAGAGCTATCATAGGTTAAAAATCTTAACACTGTGTTGTAAAACACAAGAATGTAATTCTGATTAGATGAGAACCTAAACTCATGCAACACACAGTCCTGAAATTCGCCAATCATATCCTGCATTCCAGTGCGATAGATTGCATTACCTTTAAAATTAGAAAAGAAGTTTTCAAAACGAAGTGATGAATGATTGTAAATCGGCAAGTCAAACCTTCCATTCACGTCACTATCAACCTGCCCTTTAGAAAAGTTTGAGTATGAAGTTACAATTCTCATCTTTTAATATCCTGCAAACCATGACCAGTTATCTTGGCGTGCCTATAGTTCGAGCGTGATATACGAATTGGCCTATTCTCTTGCGCGTTTAACGCTGTAGCGTCCATCATCTTGACCTGTAATAATTGCTCCATAGTTTGCACGACAGAGGCGCTTCGCGTTATATCTAGCGCAACATTGGCAGCTAGAGCTATTGATAAAAGTATCTTAAAATCTGAATCCATATTCCCGACAATTTCAACATTACGCACAAAGCGAAGCGGTAAGCCATCGCTATAGAGAACATCAGAGTAAATTACCTTACCACTTTCTGTTCCGTTTATAGTGTAATTATTTTCCTTATCCTCAACTGCGCCAATACCCAAAACCTTCAAGCAATCGGACGGATATTGATATGCGTATGTGAATGGGTACGGAACGTCCGTGCTTAATTGTGGGATTGTACGGAGTGAAACCGCGAAATTTGGCATAACTGTTTTAAGAAGTGCCTCACGGGTAGTGTCATACCATAGGGCGAATGTTGTTTCATTACTTGCTGTAGGTGTATCGATATTACTAATCGATGAATAATTCCCAAGCCTGCCAAGAGCCATATTGCAAATATCTACTTTAGATGTGGTTGCCATAAGCGGGATGCTCCTTATTTGTTAAATTGAGGGAGAGACACAAGGCACGCACCCCTCCCCCGTAATGTTATTGACTAGGAGGTTGATGCCTCGTCAATGTCTATAGCGAGAGCTAAATCCAATGGACCTGCTGCTGTGGACGCGGTGTTCATTGTAAGAACTAAATAAACGCCTCCAGCAGGTTGCTCATCATTGCCTTTGCCTAAGAGTTGGCCAATATTTTTATCAGCACTCCAAGTGCCAACCGCAAGTGCAGCCAGCAAGTTTGGGTGAGTGAGCGCGGCGCTTAAGTCAGCTCCGTCCCAAAGAATATCAGCGTCAATAGCGACAAGTGTTCCTTCAGAGTCTTTGTAGTAAAACCCCAAATCGTTGTCTGTAGCCGATATAAGCGCAGGTGTGCCAGCAGAATTAACTCTAATTGCAGAAATCCTGTCAGCATAACTGAATGGCCCAGCTAACACCAATTTATCACCAACGGCAGATGTTGCCGCAGCTATTGCTATAGTGGATTCAGCAGTCCGCACTTTAGTACCTGTGGCAAAACGCGGATTGTTCGGCTGCGCTGTTGCTAGGTTATTTACTTGGTCTGTCATAATATATTCTCCTTATAAGAAATTAAATAGTTGTGTTGACGATTTGAATCAACTTGCCCTCTTTGCGCATCGTGCCGATGATGAGGTTAAGTGTAATATCAATACTGTCTGCTTTATTTGGGTTATCAGCGACTTTAATGCCTTTAACTTTCATTGAAACTAACATTGATTTCTGGGACAGAATTATACATTTACGCAATGTGGAAACTTCTGGCAGGATTGGGTTCAACACTTGAATGCCACCATTGACAGAGCCAGCAAACCTAGTGATTTGATACATTCCAGCAGAATTTATAAACCCTTTATCGACAGGCATCATAGATGGATTGATATAATCGTTGTTAATAAATTTCTCATCACCCATTAAACTGGTATGCTCTTTACCAGAAAGGCAAAATAGAGAACCTTTAATAACGTCATCCGACACATTGTTGTTAATAAAGTTCTGCGTTGCAGTTTGCACAACCGTATAATCAAAGCCACTCGTGCCGTCAATCGTGATAACGCCGTCAGCAGCAGCTGTGATAGAAGTTGTGGCTTTGTCGGACGCTCCGACAAGAACGTTACCAACACTACCTTCAGCAAGAGACCTGTCAATTTGTCTATTACTTGCTTCAACCATTTCTTGAATTATAGAGCTTTGCGGGTCAGCAATCATCTCTTTTAAGTCAAGTTGATTATCCAGCGTTACTGTAACACTGTGGCGCTCTTTCGTTAATTGACGGTTATCCAGGGAAATATCTGAATAGTTCTTATCTGGATTTCTGCCTGTGAGTTTTGACAACTCTATCGCGCCAATGCGCCCGTAATTATGAACAGTAGAATCGGTAGGCAAAAAAGTGGCCACACCTGAATTAACAAGTTTGGATTCGGTTTGGTTTGCGAGGTGATAAAAATTCCTCTCAAAGGTTTGTAAATCGCCTTGGTCTAAAGACGGATTGATTGTAGACATAATATATACTCCTTAGTTAAATTGAAAATAAAGTTACTTCTTTTCGGAGAGTATCTTATTAACTAAGGTTTCCTGACACTTTCGGCTGCCTAAACCATGAAGGGTTGCGAGTTTTTACGCTCGCAGGTATCCAACAAAAATAGTATCATATAAATAATTATTTAAGTCAAGGTATTAGAGTAACAAACCTTGAACAGCTCCTGAATCGCCAGATTGGTCAGCGTAGCTTTTGACTGTAGCTGCTAATTCAACCTGCTTCATGTGTTTGTCTTCGTCCATAAGGCGGATTTTAATTAGATTCTTCACCGCTGCCACGTCAAGCCCAGCAGCTTTAACCTCAACATAAAGGTCTTTTATATCTTCTGCTGCTTCAGCTTTTGTGCGCTCTAGCTCTTCAATGCGCCCCATTAAGATTGTATAGTCATATTTTATTCCCCTTTGTTTTGCTTTAATAATTCATGTAATTTCTCAACACCATGCATATGATGATAAGCAACACCTTTAGCTGTTAATAGTTTTTGTAATGCTCTTTTCTCAGCATCTTTCGTATTAGACTCCCGTGTTGTTTTTTCTACACTACTTGGGACTATTGCATCTTTTTGTGAAGTCACCTCACTAGACACTTCAATCTCGCGAGGAGCTTCAACAGCCGCCACACTCACAATCGGGGCGAACAAAGGCGGCAACTTAGCATAATCAAAAATAGCTATGTTGTTTTCATCTTTCGAATTAGGCTCCGAAGGCTTCCCTGTGGTTTTAATCACATACGCTTCATACGCTTTTTCGCGTAAAGTGCGCAATGATGCGCCAGACAGCACTCTATCAAGCGGCACTGTGCGAAGGTCGTAATACGTGGCAAAGTCTTGAATCTCATCAACCTCCATGGCTTTTATATCTTTGCCTTCGTATGAGAATTTCGCAACCTCGACAATCTCCATACCGTCAATAAAACATGTTGGTATTGAATTTACACGCTTTGTGAACTCTCTCTCATTAAGGTCGTTCTTTTTTTCACGCAACCACTTAGGTGCATATCTTCCAGATGTGTGCATCTTCGCTTCAGCTTCGCCGCAGAGTGGAATAACGCCACTAATACCATCATAGTCCACGATGTTATCTGTGCCGTTTGTTTTGTAATATCCGCTAATCGTTATTTTCCATGCTTTTGCCATTATTTATTGCCTTTCTGTGCTAATAGTTTTTGTAACCTTGTTGTTAAATCTTTTCTGTCAGCAGTTGTGTGATTTGGCTGCCTATCGAGAGCTTTGATTTTTGTGTACATGTCTGAAATCTGCCCATCTAAATCACCCGCTCCGTCACTCCCTGCATTTATATTGTTGCTTCCACCAGAACCCTCGTTTGCGCCATACGCTTTAAGGAAATTATTCATCGTCCTATCGATTGCCATGCGTGTTTCATTATCTACACCTTCCTCGAAAAGCTTCATATCCTCTGGATTAGAGAATTTCTGTAAGTTTTGCGTTATCTCTTGCCCGATTTTTTGAAAACCCTCACCAAATTCTTTTGCGAACATATCCTTGTATGAGTCCACGTTATGAGTTTGCTCTTGCATCTGTTGATGTTGCGCGGCCAAAATTTCTGTAATCTCCGATGTGATATTATCTCCCTGGTGTTTTGTAAGTCCATTTTTCTGGAACACTTCACCGTACGCTTTGGAGAGTTCAGGGTCAGCATTTTCACCAAAACTATAATCAGATGCATTTTGAGGCGCGAGCTTCGCATGGTGTTCTGATATTTCTTCTGGAGAGGCTGTGGCGTAATCGATATTACCAACAACCTTCTTGCTAACAACTTTATTAAGCCCGTCTAATTGCTTGTAAACATCAGCCTCTGAATTAATTTTCTTCGCCCAAACAGTGTCTCTGTATTCTTCAGGAACAGAGAAGGCCTCATTAACATCAGGGGTGGTTTCCACAACAGGTGCGGCATCTGATATAACATCAGACCTAGTTTCAACTACACCGTCCGTCGTTTCTACTGCATCAGCAGCCACTTCTTCACTCATGTTTCAATCTCCATAATTAATTCTTTTGGTAAATGTTTACGAATAAGCTCTACATATAAATTACGCCCGTGGTTCTGTTCAACCAGTTTTACTCCGTTTTGAGAGCTGCATACCTTAAACCACGTTGCCCGAGCCAATGCCTTGAAGACAATTACGCCTTCAGGAGAACCAACCAAAGCGATTAATGATTTAATGTATTCTTCACTAAGCTCTTCTTGGGGCGCGTTGCGTGCGTCCCTATTTGCTATAGCTTGCAATGCTTTTGATGTTTCAGTAGTCATATTGTGCCTTGTTTACGCGGTTGCATCAGCCTGTGCTTGGTTGGCAAATGCTTGGTCTTTATTACTTCTAGCAGAACTCTCTTGTGCTTGCAAGGCGTTTTGTTGTGCTTGCTGCTGGGCTGCTTGTTCTATTTGTGCTTGGAATTCTTTTTCTGTGACAATTAACTCATTGTTTGAGCCAAGAGCAGTATTTGCAACCTCAATAGCATTGTATAAATTAAGGGCTAAAACTGCTTGTGGGTTAATTGCTGCAAGCGCAGTAATAACCTGTATCATTTGAATAAGGTTTTCCACATCATCAACGCGAGCAATTTTTTCCATCTCGTTATTGAAACGCAACTCAAACCAAGGCTTACCTTCACTAACCGCATCAAGTACGGCTTGTGGAATAACCCTTTGGGATTGCCCTATATTAAGTAAATTCTCCGATATGTCTTTTTGGGTTTCTGGATTAATCCCAAGCTCGCCCATAGAGTAGAGAGAGTTTATAGCTCGTTTTGTGATGGGAACGAAGCTCTCGTTCTTTTGTTGCGCCATCATTGCGGTAACGGCTTTTGCTCTGATATTAAATCTTTGGAGGCTTTGTGTTGCTGTAATCTCAACATCTGGCACAGAATCTAGTAGCTGGTCTACCTTGGCTGCCGCGTTTATTTGGTCGCGCATCATTGGCATCAAGAAGTTAATAATCCCGCTTGGGTCTCCAATATCATGCATTTGGAATGTTGGGTTATTATTTGAGCCTGTTGTATGTGTAGGATTTAGAACAGTAAGCGAGTTCGCGCTAGAATCAAACACACTATCTCCTAGCAGCGCGTTGCTGAATATCCCCATTGGTGGGCTGTTCATTTTATCGACCGTATCGATTGCGCTACCAGTCATAAAGTTTAATGCACGAATTGCGCTAAGCCCTATTGTGGCATACGCTCTTCCGTAGACTTCTCCACGCAATTTAATTGAGCGAGCCATAACAATAGGTCTATCGTGATAATCTTCTTCAAGAAAAAAATGATTTTCTGCCTTGTTATCCAAAAACCAAACACCACGATATTTTGTGCCGCGCTTTCCAGCGAATTTGGGATTATAATCATGCCTAGGGACTACTCCATGGACAATCTCATGAACGTGGTTGTAGTTCTTATTTTCCCAATCTTTACGGATAATTTCAGGAAGGCGAGCATACTGTTTCGCGTTGAACTCACCTTCAGCATACGCAAACTCGGTAACAATTCTCGTCACCTTCCAATTATGAAGAGCGAATACAATCTCTGGGATACCAGCTTTCCCCTCATCAATCATAGTGTTGTCGACACCGTAATTCCTAAAGATTAAAGCGTTTCCTTCAATCCCAGCCTCAAAAGCCTTGTTCTTGAACACACCAACGCCAGATGTGCCGTACGCCATTTGGTCGTACATATATGGTTGGAAAGCTGTCATAAACCCTGCGTCAGGGTGATTCATGTGATACAAACTGCGCTGCGTAGCAAATTTATAAAAGCCCTCAAGTTGAATTGGGTCAGTCTTATCAAGGACTTCTTGGCTTGGCGCAAGCTCAAATATCCCATCACCTGCGCCCCAGATTGCACCGAGCATATAATCGCCAGCCTGATTAACTGCGATTGCAGCCGTTGGGTCATCAATCAATATATCTAATGCGCTGTTATTTGGGGAAGTAGAAGAATTGTATGCGTAGTTGTTATCGACTTTAATTCCTACATATTTAGAAATCTCACACCATATAGGGCGATATTGCTCCCAGACCGTGCGAGCGTCCTGATATTGCGCGTATATCTGTGAGAAGCTGCCAAGTTGTGACATTTTTAATTCCCGAATAAATTGCTACGTCTTTGGACTGCGCCAACCTCTTCACCCACCTGCTCACCTTCTGTTGCGAACAGTTTGCTGCGTGACTTCTTAAGTTTGCGTTTATCAGCCTCCAGGTTTTCAGTTGGCTTCGTGCTGGATGCTGGTACTTTAGGCGATAGAAATCCCATGAGATTTTTCCTTCTTGTTAATTTCTGTAATGATACACATTATCTAGACCTGCGTCCAGAGCTTCTTATTTCACGCCTAGAGCTTGATATTCGTCTGGACGACCTGCTGCCAGAATCTTGCGCATAGCTATTTCCATGCACCCCTAAATACGTGACCACACCCCAGATAGCCATCATTAGCGCGTCTGCATTGTCAGGTGAATATCGCAGCTCTTTCTTCATATCACGCTTACTCTGGATAAATCTTTTACCTGTACTGCGCCAGGAGATTTTAATCTTTTCAAGTTCATCGAGAATTTCTTTGTCTTTCGCCTCAAGGCACAAAAAGCCAGAATCCAACCACTCTTTGACTTTAAAATAAGCGGCAGCACGAGTATTACCATATTGCGTTGTATCAATTCCGCCAGTAGTTGCCCCATCAAAAGGAAATAATTGCGTATTGTTTTGCCCTCTCATGACCTCAAGCAGCCTATCGTAGACAACTTTCCCCATACCTCCAATATCCAGCATTGTAATATCAGGTTTGAATTTCCCTATCATATCAACAATCTTACCAACGGATACCATTGTATTTGACTCATCCCACGGAATGCGTTCTGCGACACGCCAATGTTGATTGGAAGCTCTATCAAGCAGAACACCTACACACAAATCATTACCCTGCGCTGCAAAATCAATCCCCAATACGCGCTGTGGCTGCGCAGGTTCACCAAACGCCTCCCTTCCCATAGCTTTATGTAGCTGCCCAAAATCAAACAAATGGTCATCAGACGCTGATAATGGATGCCCTAACCACACGTGTTCATATTCTCTTTGCGAGCGTTCTTTGCAATTTTCGGCTTCTTTTTTTGTTCTACTGGAGCAATGTTGGTTATCAGTATAATTAACTGTAATGTGGAGCGTATCTTTATCGTTCTTAAAATGCGCAATAACAGCATCCTCGCGCAAGAATCTATTCATCGTGAAGATTGTAATAGCTTTATCTTCTCTAATGGTAGGCATAATAACACTCATGGTGGCTGCTGTTATCGCCTCCGCCTCGTCAATCCACAATATATCAATAGCTTCCAGGCCTTTTATCCCCACGCGCTCTTGCTCTCTAAATCCAGCAAAAACAATAGTGCTGCCTGATATATTATGGGTTATTGAGTTTTTTAAAACTTTAAAATTAAGATTATATTCTTTTATCAATTCAGTGAAAACAGTATAAACGCTATCCTCAATCTTAGATTCAGTCTCCCTCCCACAAACTGTCTTTATTGTTCTTATCTCCGAGAGATATAATATAAGGCGTGCAGCAGATGATGTCTTACCCGAGCCCCGCCCACCTTCAATTAAGAAGTTAGAATAATTATTAAATTCAAATATGATAGGCAGTATCTTAGGGGGAAAGTCTAAGATTGCTGGCAGAGAATCAATTTGTTCTGGCGTCATTACGCGTTCGCGGTCTTCTTCTTAAACGCCTCGAATGATTTAAGAAGCTTATCATATTTATTGGTGAGCTCTTGAGTTTCGACCTTAAGTACATTATTTTTAGCAGTAATCACGTCATATTCTTGCGATACCTTCAGCAACCCTTCAACAGCTTTGTCTTTGCGCTCTTCAAATTCTTCGTCAAACTTTTTAGTGCGGGCTTTGTTCGCCTCAATCGCCTTATCAATCTTTTCATCAAAAGCCTTCAGCTCCTTTTGTTTCTTAGCGAACATACCAGCGGTCTTATCAATAATATTATCCCTTGTGTCGCGCTCAGTAGCCACAGCTTCCACCAACTCTTTATGGTGGTTTTCAAGCTGCATAACGGTTTCCACAGCCCCTAAGGCATCAACGAACTGTTGGCGTTCATTAATGCCTTTTCTGATAATTTTCGCCAATGCCGTATAGTTTTGTTCGCTCATAATTAAGCCCCTTTCACGCAGAACACCCAAGCCTTGAGTGCAGTTGTTCCATCGCCACCATTAGTGATAGCTCGCATCCAAACAGAGTTGTTTGCAATTAAATACCCTTTTCCTAGAGTTGGCGTTGGTATTAGACCCGACAGCTCATTACCTTGGAAGTCCTCAATAATATACCAATCAGCATCATCGCCAGGGTCAGGGTCTTGGACAACTGAACCTTGAAGTTGAATAGTGCCACCACCAGCAGTCCCTTGAACCATAAGTTCTGCGTCAGTATATTTGCCAGCATGAAATCTTTCGCCAACTTCATCTGCCCCTAACCCCCAATGCACAAGTTTGCTATCAGCAACAGGGCTAGCACCAAGTCCTACGCCAGCGTCATTAAAATATAAGTTGCCCATATGTTTCTCTCCTTGTTAATTAACACTATCATACATCCTACCAAGGTCAATACCTTAATGTCATGATGCTTGAAATAATTATCCACAAGCAAATTAAGAAAATATCGCAAGTCTGCACTTAATAAAACTAAAGCACATCAACGTGTTACAGGATAATCAATTTATTGTGGCACAATAAGGTATTGCTATTGGAGAAAAAATATGATATTGTGTGAGTCACACAAGGCGATAGCCGCCTCTAGCTCACGCAGAACTCTTCTTACAACTGTAACTGCTTGAAACTATTATATATATTAAAGCGTTAAACTTCTAGACCAAATAGTGTAGATATTGATTTTTATATTTTTTTGAAAAAATGCGAAAAAATAGAGGTGTATAGTATCTATATCATCACTAAACCTGAAAAGGGGGTATGGGGGGTCGAAAAAGGCGGCACCCCCTAATTATGCATTTACAAGTCACACATTATATATATACACGCATAACAGTATGATGCATGAACAAACGCGGAACATAACTTGCGGGAGATTGAGCGCGGCATTAACAGACGTACCAATGCATTATATGATGCACGAGAGAGCAGGTTATTTATTCCTATAGTGTGTTATTTACTAGTGCTATCAACGGTTTGCGTGACATTAGTTATTTCATCGCCTCCATTGTTATGCTCTATAACGGCGGATTTGCTAGGGCTATCGCCTATGTCAAATGTCATGCCATTGACTGGCTGCATCACTGTAATGTTGATACTGGCGTTATTATCTGTATCGCGTTGCTTTCCATACGCGCAGTCAAGCACTAGCGCAATGGCAGGAACATTACCAGTTAATGCCTTTTGATACAGTACATCCAGGATAATATCGATTTTACGCATCTTGTCATTACGCGCTAAATCATGTTGTGCAATAAAACGCTGCATCTCTTTTCCGCGTGACCAATTCTCTTTGCCACCGCCGTTTTTATGCGGTTTATAAGGCCTTAAATTGGCTAAACTCTTCTGCGTTATTGCAACCATGCTACTTATCCTCATTATGTATATTATACCTATTATACCTATTATACCTATTATACCTATTATACCTATTATATACCATAACGCGCATTTTGCGCAAGTCGCATGTATTATCGTACTTTCATACATATTCTAGGATAATATTGATTATCTTAATATTAATTGATAATAACGCTTTACATTAGAGAATGCTCATGCTAATGTTAATTATAAGGTCAATAA